TTGCAGTTGTTGCACTACTGGCAGCAGCTGTTGCACTAGATGCAGCATTAGTAGCAGAAGTACTTGCCTCACTTGCTTTAGTTGTTGCAGTAGTGGCTTGAGTAGTTGCTGTAGTAGCTTGAGTAGTTGCTGTTGTAGCGCTAGTTGCCGCATTAGTAGCTGAAGTTGCTGCATTACTAGCAGAAGTACTTGCTTCACTTGCTTTAGTTGTAGCTGTGTCCTTATGACCTGAAGCTGTTGTAGCAGAGCTTGCGGCTGCGGTTGCAGAGCTTGCAGCTGCGGTAGCACTTGAAGCAGCGTTAGTCGCAGATGTTCCAGCTGCAGTTGCTTTAGTTGTTGCAGTAGATTCTGAATTACTTGCATTAGTTGCACTTGTTGCAGCAGCTGTAGCACTATTAGCAGCAGCCGTTGCAGAAGCAGCGGCATTGTTTTCAGCAAGTTCAGCCTGAGCAACAGAATTATCTATAGTTAATTCAGCCCCAGCGTCTCCAGAATAAAATGAATTTCTTGCCATAATGTCTCCTAAATTGAGGAAGAACTAAAACTGCTAGTAAAAATACCACCTTTCAAATCTGCTCTTCTTTCTTTATCGTTTAATGCCATAATTTTTCTAGATGTTAAGTCATTAAACTTTTGTTCCATCTCCACATCACCTATAAATGTAGACCCTACTGTACAAGCAGCGTACAATATAGTTTCATACTCTGTACCTAAAATCCAAGGCACTGTTTCTACATAAGCTGTCCCAGTTCCTGATCCTGCACCTGTAGCTTTAAATATAGTACCTACATTATTATTTGCTGCACCTATTCCTGTAAATGATGTATTTCCTGCACTAGCAATTTTGTAATATTTTCCAACAGTAAAAGACCCAGCTGCAGTAGTAGTTGTCGAGTAAGTTCCTATAGGGTCCTCTGCTTTATAGTATTTAATCGTATACTCTCCGGATGCTTTTTGTTCACCATTTTCGTCTGTTAAAAGAAAATTATTCAACTCTCTTGTGTAAGCATGTCTAACTTTAGTGTTATTAAATACTCTAGAGTCAATTCTTTTTAAAACTATGTCATCGTCTTTATCATCATCTGTCCAAGTACCAGAAGCAGCTAAACACAAAGCTCTAGTTGTATTTGTAGTAGGGCTAACACTACAAGTTCCTCCTTTTAAATGTTTTAATTCTATTATCTCAATAAAACCAGCAGGGATAGTTATGCTTGAGTTAGTTGTAGCTACAGAAAAAGCTTCTGTTGCCTCTAAAGTTGGAACCCTAAGCTCTTCGTATAGCCTAGCCTCTGCTATTTCAATAAACTGATCTAGTTCACTGTCTGTTAAATCTGATCTATTGAGCCAACTGGCAATACCGCTTCTTAAGCTAACTTGGTCTTGTATTGATGCCATATTATCTCCTTACACTGTTAATCATACTACTTGTCAATAAGTTAGGGTAGTATTGTTTTATTATGTTTGCTATTTTAGTCAATACATGTTGATCATTCTCACTATCATGTATATCGTATCCAAATCTATTAAGTATATCTATAGCTACAATATCCGGAACTATTGCTAGACTTCTATAGTTACTTCTTCTATTATCAAATGTACTACTAATTGATCTAGACTCTTGTGCATATTTTAAATATTTAGCCACATCTTGTTCAGCCTTAAATTTTCCTGTCTCATTATAGTTATATTTAATAGATTCCATAATACCTCCATTGAATAAAAAAAAGGGGATCCATAAGGACCCCCTTAATGGTATTTAATTGCTAATAATTAAGCAACTAATACGCCTAGTCCTGAAATCATTGCAGAACCGTGTGGGTTGCGACACTCAAGAGTAGTCTCTTCGACAATCATACCTACTGTAGAGTCACCTTTCTGACCTACATCTGTAGTATGTAGTGCACGCAAGTTAGCCATTGACCACCAAGTTGGGTCATAGACTAGAACGTCAGTAGCACCACCAACTCCATCAGAAATGTCTAATCCATTTGCTAGACCCTGAATGTAGTTAGGTACAACTTTTACAACACCAAAATCTGACTCATAAAGTTCAACAGATTGTCTAAGTGAACCTTTTTCATCAATATTACGTCTTGTGTTGTTAGTACCTTGTGCTAGTGTTGAGAAAGAACGCTTATTGCTTGGAGACATCATTAGTACTGTTGCCTTTCCACCTTCTTCGTAAACTCTCTGCATTACTTCATCAACGTCAGTTAACGCTAATGTGTGAGTACCTGCTGTACCTGCTGTGTGTGCTGTTTTACCATCACCACCAGCTGCAGCTTGAAACGCTGGTGTGCTTGCAGAAGCATCCCATACGTTATCTTTAGGAACCCATGATTGGTATCCACCCATCTTACGACCAGTATTATCTCCAACTGTATCAGCTGTTCCTGATCCAGTAGTGATTTGTCTAGTACCTACTAGAGCATGCTCTAAGTCACGCTTAAGTTCAGTACCTTTCTTCTTCATTTGGTAAGCAAATTCAGAATTACGACCTGCCTTAGAAACTGAATCCAAAGTCTTTGAGATTTTGATCTCTTTTACAAGAATCTGAGAGTAGTTTCCAAGTCTAGTAGTAGACGTTGGTGTGTCAGCGGCTGAGAAGTCTAGACCTTCAGCTTTAGCATTATCTACAGGAGCTGCTAAAGAGTCTGTCTGCCATTCGTGGTACACAGCAGTTGCCTTCTTAGTCCCAATTGATGATAAGAACGGTGTTTCGTCCCTTGTAATCATCGAGATAAAGGATGCGAGGTCTTCCTTTTTACCCTTCGTATCCTCTGTTTTAAAAATTGCCATTTACAATTTCTCCATAAAAGTATTAAATTTAAAAGAAAAAGTTTTTTTTAATTTAAAAGGTTATCTACCATACTTCCAAGAAATTCATCTTGTTGATTTTGAGTAGCACCACCTTCTAACACCTTCTTTCGAAGATTATCAGCTTTTTCTTTAGCCTTTGCATTTTTGTTAACAGATTTTTTAGCTTTAACACTTTTAACAGGAGCCTTCTTCCGTTTAGTAACGGCAGATTTTTGACCATCTTTTAAAGATTTGTAATCGTACATAAGTTCAATTACGGACGGATCAACTACATCAGCAAAATCTGGAAGACCTAAGTCTTTTACAGCCCAGTTTACAACCTCATCATAGGTTTTTTCCCAACCCGGAATTTTACTGTTTAATTGATCCACTGCTTGTTCTTTATAAGCTTGAAGATTAGCATCGTAAGCCATTTGTTTCTCTTGTTGAGCTTCTTTCTCAAGCTGAGAAGCTTTAGACTTAGTCTCTTGTATCTCTTTTGCCTTAACTCTACGAGCTTCTTGCCATTTTGGCAATTCGTACATATCGTCATCAGCAATTAGCTGTTGAATCTTTCTGTCATACGCAGCAAGTTGCCTTTCTTCGGCATCTACTGTTGTACTCAGAAGTCTAGCATTTTCTTCTTTAAGAGCGGTTGACTCTTCTGCTAGTGCTTGTGCTTTCTTTAACTGTTCACTTGCATCTATGGACTTTTTATTGGCGTGAGCTGCTGTCTGATAACCACGGATTAATTCTTGCATAGTAACTTCAGATTCTTCACCATCTATTTTAACTGGTACTAAGTAATCTAAATCTAATTCAGTATCATCCTCAGAATCATTTTCAGGTAGGTCTTCACCATCATCTTCTGATTCTTCTGTCTCTTCTTCTAGCTCCTCTCCCTCTAGTTCTTCAGTCTCTTCTGCTTCGGCATCGTCACTCTCCTCTACAGTTTCCTCTGTGTCATCTGTTTCTTGCTCGGGTAGATCTTCTTCTGGGAAAAAGTCATCCGCAATAGCATCTAACATTTCATCTTCAGATAAACCTTCGTTCACATCCATTTGGGTAGTTTCTTTTGGCATTTTATCAATCCTCCAAGATTAATTTTATTTTTTAGCCTTGGTCGTAACCTTAGCTGTATTAAGTTTTGCTTTTAATCGATCCATTACCGATTCTAAAGCATTTAATTGTTCCACTAACTGTCTGACCATTATACCTCCACGAGAAGCTCTGATATCTCTCATCACATTACCGTGCTGTATTTCAAAAATTTCTAAATCGTTAGTTAGTAATTGTTTTTCTTCATTTGTCACTTGGAATCCTCCTTC